AAAGCGTCAATATCTTTAATATTTAGTGCTATATACATTTTTCTGTAAGATTCTCGTAAATCATGTAATTCAGGAGCTGCTTGTGCCATTTGAAGCTGTGTTTGTGCTAATGTAATACGTTGCGTCATACTAAAAATATTTGGGTCACTAACAGGTATCACATCTACGCTATTATCGAAATCTTCTCTAAATACGTTTTGGTTATTACCTTGTACTTGATAAGGATATTCTGGTGGTAAAAATTCACCGAATACTCTTTTTAATATTTTAAATTCGTTACGTTGTGCATAATGTAAACGTTTATGTATTGCTGACATAATACGTTGACCTTTTTCTAATAACGCTACGGTTGTACCTACAGGAGCTTCACTATTACCGTCGCCTGTTGGATTTTCTACTGTAGCCGCAAACCTTTTACCTGCATCAACTAAAGCACCTAATAACGTGCCTAATGTTCCGCTTGGTTCTTTATAAGGTAAAGGTAAAAACGCATCTTGTAATCTTCCACCAGGAGCATCAACATCTCTCCATTCTCCAGGCTGTAATGGGTCGTCGTGTCTTTGTATATTTAAACCTCTTGATTTAAAACCTGCTGGTAAATTACTTAACGTACCTGCATCAATTAATTGTCTTAATATCGCAGTTACAGATTTAGTTAGTCCGCCCATCATATGTATTAAACCAAAACCATAAAACCCTAATCCAGGAAGGAATTTATAATGCGTAAAATATTCTATCTTTTTACGCATTGGGTCAGTTTCGTTATAATTAGGTCTAATAGCTAAAATTTTATTATTATCTTTACAAATAGTTACGATATAAGGTAATGCTAATCCTGTTTCTTCACCGTTAGCGTCTCTATCTTCAAAACCTTCTAAATCTAAATTTACGTGCATTTCTAACAACGTATATTCTTCATCGTTAGCTGTTCTAGTTAATCCTTGTAATTCATCCATTTTAGAATCAACATCGGTATTATCGTAACCGCCTTCGGGGTCCATCATATCCATATCTTTATATAAACCTGATATTTGTAATTTTTTCAGGTCGTTTGGCGACATATGAATTACATGGGTAATTCTAGGGGACGTTAATAAATCTACAGCGTAATATGGGACAACTAAATCTTCAGATTTTACAAATCTAGCAACAGCTCGTCCGATTGCGGGGTCGTAGTAAACTTTTTTAAATGCAGAACCTGCTAAAGGAAGATAAAATAATAATTGGTCCATTTCTGGGTCGTATTCTTCCATTTTGTAAGTAATTTGATAATTCATAAAGTTTTTAACTCTATTTGCTTTTTCTAATTTAGCATTATCAGTTACACCTAATACTTCAGTATCGACAGGTCCCCCCGCTGGTAACATTTCTTTATACGCTTGTGCTTGGAACTGGGTTACCGCTTCTGCGAGTATTGGGTGGTGTACACCCGACGCACCAATAAATGGTTCTGTCCTATTATCGCTATTAATACCTAATAAATCTAAACCTTCGCTATATGTTCTAAACCAATCGTTACGAGAATCTAAATCTTCTTCAAAACTTTGTATTAATTCTTGTGCTATTGAATTTAATTCGTTATCCTCAATAACTTCCGCTAAATTTTCACCAAATTTACCTGTTATTTGATTTTCTTCTTCGGCACCAATACTTACAGTGCCATCAGGATTGATAGTTACTTCAGTTTCTTCTGGAATTTCTTGTTGAACTAGTTCAAGCTCAATTTCTTCTTCAGGACGAAGTGGTTGTGGTATCGCTTGTTTTTCTATAACCATAATTTTAGCAGTATAACATTTATTTTATTAATAATAAACCCTTTGGGCTGGATAGTAACTTGGCTCATCGTCCATATCGGTCGAAAGTTGTAAAAAACCACCCGCTCTAAACCTAGCTAACGCTAAAGTCGTAGCATCAACTAAATCATCGTGCTCCCCTGCAGGAAAATCACTAACTTCTTCCATAAGTTCTTCACCAAAACGGTTATCGGGCACCCAAACACGTCCATCTTGGAAAATTGGAGAGACCGAATTTAATCTTGCTATCTTATCTTGCCCTTTTCCTGGACTAAATGTATTAACAGGTATCCCCATACGTCTTAATTCTTGTATTAGTGGTAATCCTGACCCTTTTGCTTCAATAATTATACTATCAGGGTCCCAAAATTCGTATAATCGCATAGCTTCTTGTTTTAATTCAGGAAAATCGAATCTTTCTTTAATACAATCTATTAAAATTAGGTGTGCTTCGTCCCCTTTATAATGTTCTTCGCCTATTTTACCCTCTGGATAGAAGACACCCCACGTTGTTATAGCAGTAAAATCAGCTCTTTCGCTTTTTAAAAACGCTGTATCGTAACTTTGTATTAAATAATCGCACGTTGGTGGTTTTTCTTGTTCCCAAATCTTAAACCAATCTTTAGGAATAATAGAAATACCTTCACCTGTAGGTCTTTGCATATATTGTGCCGCCCATTTAGACGGACTAACAGACGCTTTTATACTTTCTAATTCCTCTAATTTCCAAAATTCTTTCCAAAGGGGTTTACCGCTAGGTAAAATTGCAGGAAATTCTATAACTTCCCATTGGTCTGCACCTTTTTCTTGTGCCATTTTCTTAACTAAACGTCCTGTTAAATCTTTTTTAGACCAACGGGTCATAACTATTACGATTGCACCTCCAGGCTGTAGCCTTTGACGCGGTCCAGTCATAAACCATTCGTAAGCTTCGTCTAATGCTTTATCAGACATAGCGTCTTGTTCGGAATGCGGGTCGTCAATAATAAACAAATCCGCACCCCTACCAGCTAACGCACCTCCCGTACCTGCTGCATAATATTCTCCGCCTTTATTTGTTAGCCATTTACCTGCAGAACGGCTATCAGCTTTTAATTCTGTTTCAGGAAATAAAGTTTTATATTCTTCGCTATCAATTAAATCCCTAACTTTTCTACCAAAGTTAACTGCAAGGTCAGCGGTATGAGTTGCTTCTATAATTTTTAATTTAGGATTTTTACCTAACAAGTATGCAGGAAATAAATGCGAAGCAAATTCAGATTTCGTATGACGTGGCGGCATATTAATTATTAAACGTTTTAATTTACCGTTAGCTATATCGTCAAAAGCTTTCGCCATTTTCTGATGGTGTTCGCCTGAAATAAATTCATGCCAAATACCTTTAACAAAATGTAAAAAAGTTGACGTAGAAATTTCTTGGTGGTCGCGTTTTTCTAATTCTTCTAAAAGAATAGTAAATTCTTTTGCTTCTTGGGTAGTTAAATGCGAAACATCTAAGTTTTTTAAATCTTTTAAATCAGTCACGTAAGTTTAATAAATCCGCTAAATTAAATTCTTCAAAATTTTGTATTGCTTCATCGGAAAGAGATAGTATCGTATCGCCTTCTTCTCGCATTAATTTTCTTGGTGGGAATAAAATTGAATCATAACCTGCACCTCTAAATATATCTCCTACGGGTTTATTAATCATTGATGGTGCACCTACGTTAGGTGATTGGGTCATAAGTTCTAATGTATTACGAGTGTTTTGGTTTAATGCTTGGTCGTAAGGATTACCTTTTACTGTATTTATATTATCACGGATTTTAATTAATTCTTCTATAAAATCGGGCGGTAAATTTTCTGCGTCTGCAATATTTTTAAATTCTGGAGTAATTTTATAAACAGATTTTTTCGGAACATCTTTTAGAAGTTTTTGTTTTAATGCAGGTGTTAAATTTTCAAACATATCTTGGTTATCTATACTTTGACCAAATATTTTTAATCGAGGGTCGGTTTTATCTAATACCGTATAAATACCACCCGTTGATTTATTTAAGTTATACATATCATCTTGAATTAATTTAGGCGTTCGTAACGTTTCTATTCCTGAAGGACCGCCGTGATAAATAGTTTGATTAAATGGTGCAGGGTCTTTTGGTTTTGGAGTATTAAAATCGAAACTTCCTTGTTTTGTTGGTGGTGGGGGCGGTGGTGTTTGTGCGTCAATCTTTTTAAGTTCTTTTATAATCCTTGCTTCTGCTTTAGATGAAGCGTCTAATTCGTTAGGGTCAACTGATTTTGATTGTATATTTCTTTCTCTTTTTAAATCGTTAATTAATTTTTGACGTTTAGCTAATATTGATATTCCTTCTGCAGGTATACCGCCACCAGGAAGATAATCTAAATAACCTAAATATTCACCTAATTTATCTTGTCTACGTTTAGCTAATTCTTGTGATAATCCAGGAATAAAATTTGCAATGCCCGCTGCAAAATTTTGTATCGGGTCTTCAGTATTTAACGGTTGGTCTAAATAATTTAAAACGCGGTCCCCTAACGATGGTAGCATCGTTGGTTCGATTCTATAACGTTCTAATTCCTGTGCCATATTAAGTAAAGTAGTTTAAACAAGGAGTGAGTTTCTTTGTCGGCGGATTATTTTTCACTAGTATTAGAAGCTCCAAAATAAAAACTTATAACGGCACTTGCTAAACCACCTAAATAACCGAGTACCAAATTAATTAATGCTTCGCTATTTTGTTCTGGTGGTTGAATCGTTACTAAAAAGATATAACCTAAAAAGCCACCGACCATAGCTATACCAATAATACGTGCGGTCCAATCTTTGCTAAACTTGGTTCGTGCATCTTGCTTATCAAGTGTTTCTAATTTAAAAACGTCTACTTGAAGTTCTTTCATTTTTACTTCGAAATCTTTTTCTGCTTTTTTGATTTCTAACAGTTGTTCAGGGGTAGCGTTTTGTAGTGCGTTCTCAATGGCTTGTTGATTGTTATCAACACCAAGAACTTTAGAAATTACGTTTGACGCCATTCCACCTAGTGGACCACCTAACGCCGTACCAAGTGTGGGTGCGACTGCACCGACAACATTCTTCAAAAGGTTTTTCATAGCAAAAGTATAATCCAAAAAAATTTTTTCGCAAAATTTTTTCACTAGGGACTTATTTGTAAAGTAGATGCAATTAAGAGGCTGAAACTAAGGGACGGCGGAGGGTACGGAGGCAGCGGTAGCGTAGGGGGGTATAGGGGGCTTTCTAAGGGCGTAGAAAAAGGGCTACAGTAGTAGCCCTTATGGATATATAGTTATTAAGTTAGCTTAGCTTAGCTTAGTTCTATGAAGCCTTTATCAGCTAAGTCTTGTCTATAGTGGTTAAATACTTTTAAAGCTGTTTGTACAGTTTTAAAGTTAGTATTATAAACTAGGCTATCGCCTTCATATTTACCTACGCATAGGTCGTTAATAGTAGCTGTATAGTTATCAGCGTTAGCTAATGCTTGTATAAAACATTGAGCTTGAGCAGGTAACTTGTTAGCACCCTCAGTTGTTAACAATGTAACTACAGCGTTAGGAATAAAACCCTGCTTAGCTTTAAAGTTAACGTCAATAGCTTTCTGTTTCTTGGTAGCTATAACCTCACCTTTTTTAGGATTTATTTTATTGTTCATACTGCCTATTATACTTACTTTTATTACGAACTCAATAGGTTAGTCAAAATTAATTAAATTATTTTAGGTTAGTTAAAAGTAGTAAAGTTAGTAATTATTTTAGAAAGAACGAAGGACGGAACGAAGGACCAGGATTATTACACGCGAACGAAAGAAAGAACGAACGATAGATTGATAGAGTAGAGGGACAAGGATAGAGTGAGGCGACGGATAGAGCGACGGATAGAGTAGAGCGATAGACTAGACTAGAGTAGACCATAAAAAAGGCGACCGAAGTCGCCTTTTGGAACCAGTCAAGGTTTAGCTAATTGTTACTAAACCCTCATCGATAAGTCTAGCTCTGTAATGAGACCAGATATCCATCGGTGTTTGGACTGTTACCAATCCAGCTTTTAGTAAAGCTGAGTCTTTGGAACCATCTTCTCCAACCAGCTCACCAACTGTAAGACTGTAGTCTTTCGCAGCTAGTAAAGCTTCGATAATTTTCCCAGCTTGGGCAGGGAATTTACCCTCAGGTGTTGCAACCAATGTAACAACTGAATTATAGTTAGCAGTCCCTTTTTGGTTAGCTGCTTTAAATTTCTTATCTATCATAATTTCTCCTTTCTAGATAGTGGGCTAAGCCCTAGTTAATATAGTACCTATTATAGCAGCGATTGGTATCAAAGTAAAGGAGTAAAAGATAAAGAAGAAAGTCCGTCAATCGTTCTTTCTTTCCGTCGGTCAGTGTTTCTTAGTGAAGTCGCCTTCGATTACATTGTCAGTTTTCTTTGCAATCAATTCTTTGAGGCGAGTGAGTATATCGTCTTTGGTCATCAAATCAATCTTTGCAGTCAATATTTCACGTCTATCGATGTAGAGTCCACCAGCTTTGCCTCGATGGACTTCGGCGGTGATGGCTGCGGATATCTGTCCTTGGTCTTTGGCTTCTTCCCGTAGGTCGTGTAGAGTAGAGAGGTGGTTCTCTAGAGAAACTGCTTCCTTCTCTGAGGCTTGGATTTCCAAGTCAATGAGGTAGTTTCGTACAACAGGGTTATGATTGAGTAGAACGCTGCCCTGTGTCTTAGCACCCTTCCTATCTTTTGTATATCCCGCTTTTATCGCGGCTTCCGTAGCTGTTTGACCTTTGATATACTCTTTACAAAATAGTTTTTGTTTAGAGTTGAGTGGTTGCCACGTCTTACCGTTTTGGTCAACGAATGCTTTACCGTCTTCTGTTGGAACTAAATGAGTATAAGTTAGCTTTTTCATTGTAATACCTCGCTTCAGCAAATGATATTACAATATTATTAAAAAAGATAATTTTCAATTTACTTTTCTCGTGCCCTCTAGTAATCTTACCATAGTTTCTAATAACTAATAGAAAATCTATTAGTTTTGAAGATTCAAAGAACAGAGTAACAAAGAGAGTTACAGAACGATTCTATTAGTATATTAGAGATATTAGTAGTTTTGAAAACTTTTTGATAAAAACTTTTTTATTTTTAAAAACACTAATACGATAGGTCTAATAATAAAAAACCCCCGAGCCGCGGACAACGGCACGAGGGCATTTAGTAGATAGTCTAGTCTTTTCTTTGCTTGTCGTGTCTCGTAATTTGAGCTAACATCCCTGCATGTGGGTCGCCCGACTCTACAGTAAATATAAAGTATATATAATCGTTATCTTCCATTACTTCAGTAGTCGCTCTACTAGTGTAAGCGTTTTTAGGACTCACGTCACCTTGTTCGTTCTCGTGTAAGAATAAACCGTTTACGCTGTATCCTCCTGGTGCACTAACCTCACCAATGTCGTCTAATAAAGACGCTCCGTCTTCCGATAAAGATATCACCGAATGCCACTCG